ATGGCTGACTGGTATGCGTTTCGAGGCGACTGATTCTGGTTGGATAGAGGGATGATGGATGCGATGTGACCAAGAATCATGTGCGGATGAATCTCACAGTGTGTGTGCGTCGGGCCCACTTCGGAAGGGAACATCGCAATGTGTGCGACCTCGGACTCGTTGGCGTCAATGTACCCAACGCAGGTGGTGATCCACTCGGCCCACGGAGTTCCCTCGGGAGGCATGGGCAGGACCTTTCCGTTCTCTACACGGAAGACAGGACGCACCAGGCGACCTGCATCCGTCTCAATAATGATACGTGACTGAAGGATGTTCCAGGCAACCGAGACGTGAGGGTGGATTCGGCACGTATGCTTGGCGTCCTTGAGTCGCCCATACACCTCTCGAGGCTTGGAGGTGTAGGCGATGATCACACCGTTCACCAGGATGGCGACTGGACCATTGGACCATACATTAGTAATCCAGTCAACATCGGGGATCTCACGAAGGAAGTTGGTGATTACAAACGAGGGGACATGGACGGAGATGGTGGACATCAGACTCATCGTCTTCACGATACCGACCGAATGACCCTCCGGAGTCTCTACGGGGCATACGAACCCCCACGACGATCCATTCAGCTTACGAGGGGCGAGGAGCTTACCCGACTTTTCTACGGGCGTCTGAATACGGCGGATGTGAGAGAGTGTAGCATTGTACGATAGACGGTTCAAGACCTGGGACACACCGGACTTGGTGGCGTTCGACAGGGAAGTGGACCCAGACGTCCCCAGACCCTGGACAGTGAAGTTGCCGGTCGCGAGAGCCTGTTTCAGCTTTCCCTCGATGGATGAGACCTTCATGATCTTGTAGAGATTGGAGAGCACCAGGACATCTAGGGGTTTGCCGGAACGCTTCCAGTTATCATTGTTGATTTCGTGGACGAACTTGGACCGAATATCCTTGCACACCTTCTGGAACAGTTGGCGGAAGAGATGAGTCAGGAGAGACCCGGTGGTCACCACGCGCTTGTTGGGGTACGCATCGCGATCATCGGCCGGGATCTTCTTGGCTGCCGTGTCCAGAAGCTTCTTGACCATACTGATGAGGATCTTAGCCTTACGAGCGGCAAGGATCTCGGTCACAATCGTCTCTGCGGGTAGAGACACATGCGGAAGGAACTCGGTGAGGAGGAGAGCGCGGACATGACCAGTCTTGTCGTCTGTAGCGGGAGGGTACTGCAGATGGTGGGAGAGGTACTCAATCGCCTCCTGTTGAGTGAAGACGCCGATGTCCGCACACTCCTTGAACGACGCCATGATAGAGTCCGTGTTCTCCACATTCAGGAGATCGTGAACCTCCTTGTCTGTCTCAATGCCCAGGCAGCGGAAGAAGACCATCATCGGAATGTCCTCGCGGAAACGAGGGATACAGATGGAGAGAGGGTATCCGAGCCCGTTGAACTTGCTGGACATTCGGATCTCGAGCTTCTTGGGCGGGAGAGTAAAGCTCTCGTGCAGAGACTTCATTTCCACCGAGTGGGTATGCTTGGTTGTGGACTTCTTGTTGAGGAAGACCATGAGACGGTTATCGGCAACCTTCTCCTGGGAGAGAATGACTCGTTCGCCACCGTGAATGATGAAGTATCCAAAGGGGTCCTGAGGACACTCGCCAAGTTCCTCCAGCGACATCGGGTAGTCCTTGAGCACACAGAGCGATGATCCCAGCATCACCGGGATCTTTCCCAGCGAGATGCCCTCAAACGTCTTGGATTCCTCCTTGAACTCGGCGAGTCCCGGACCGCTGTACGAACGGACCTTGAGCTTGATATCCACAAACATCTGGGCAGCGTACGTGAAGTTGCGAATACGCGCCTCGTGCGGCAGCATCTGCTTCAGACGACCCGTAGCCTCCTGGATACGGGGCTTCAGGTAAGACACATTGTCGAAGGACAGACGGAACTCGTACTTGTACTTCTTCGTCACCTCATCCTGATCGTGCCATACCACGATGGGTGGCGTTGAACGCAGAATCAGGGGAATCTTGTTGCGGAGGAAATCTTCGTAGGCCTCAATCTGCGACTCAGAGAAACGCGAAACACCATTCTTGAAATATGCTCGAACCGCCTCCATCTCGTTCGTATCTTGATAGTCGGAGCGTCGCCGTAAGTTTTTATCCGTTTTGAGTAAGAAGAGGTTGTATGCCCGCCGCCGATGGTCCTACCAAGTACACGATTATTAAAGAGGGAAGTGATTCCGCATTTAATGGTCAGGATCCGTCGACGCGCGTGTCTACTATCACGGCTCCTGTAAATCCCGTGGGTATGCCGAGTGGTCCTGGATTTGGAGGTCGTCGTCACCGCGCCCGCCGCTCGACCAAGACGTTTCCGAAAGGCATTCTTCGGAAAACCGCTAAGATTGTTCCGGACAAGAACCCGTCTAAGGCCCCAGCAACTCGGAAGCGTTCCGTTAAACTGATGACGGAGCGCGGCCTGGAAAAGGCCCGTAAGACGGCGAAGGCCAAGGCCGCGAAGATGGATATCGCGTTAATCCGTAAGAAGCTGATTGAGAAGAAGATCATTGGCGGAGATAAGAAGAATATCCCCCCGGCCGTCCTTCGTGTTTTATATGCGGACTCGGTGGGAGCGGGTCTTCTTTCTTGATGAGTCTATATAAGAGGAATTATGACCAAGGCATGGGGCCCACTTGGTTGGGCAACCCTCCACACAATCGCCGCACTCTACCCCGATTTTCCGTCCCAGTATGAACTGGAACTCCTAATTCGGTTTCTTGACTCGTTTACTCAAACAATCTTGTGTCCAAGCTGTCTTCAGCACTTTTCCGATATGGTTGCTGTGTATACCCAACAAAATCCCGGGTGGAAGAATTCTCGTCGTACCGTATGCGAATTCGTGTTTCGCGCACATAATACGGTAAATCGGCGTATCCACGCCAAGTTGTATACGCTCGATGAAAGCATAGCAACCCTTCGTGAAATCATGCCGGATCATCAGGCTGCGAAAGTGAAGCGTCAGCAGTATTTGGTCTACATCCGCAACGATTGGATGAAAAATATGACGCTGAATGGAATCTCGGCGGCTCCTAAACTAAGAGAACTAAACGCCATCGAAGAGGAGTACTGGTCAAAGCGGTCCTTTTCGTGGTCGGATATAGCATCCTTCACTGATATCACTGTATCTCCGATTCCAGAACGGTCGTCAACCACGTCATCGGGAGATATGATTATACCCCGAATTACGATGCCGGTGAGCGGCGGATTTAAGTTGAAGAATATTGGAAAGCTTGGACCGCTGTCATCTCTTCGGTAGCAAGGGGGAGGGAGATCCTCGGCTCGCATTCCCACGCATACCGCCTCATCCAAGGAATACGAGTATCTTTCTGTTCATCATACATTTCGTCAGGAAACATGACTCGCTTCTTCGCCCGGCGGAGCGAATCATGTGGAAGAATGAACTGTAGTTGCTTCGTCACCGTAAACTGGGGAGGGGATGAGGACCACTGGATCGGAATCTCTTCGTACCGTACCAATTGGGATACGAGGGGTGCCTCGGGGTATGGATATACCCAGTTCCAATCCAGGCACTCGTTCTCGCAGAAATAGTGAAGCGTCCAATCAAACGTTTTCCAGAACGATTGGACGACCTGGGAAATATTGGTGGTTCCATCAAGAATATGGAGATTGTACCGTGCCTCAAAATGTTGTCCGTCCGCCGAGAAAATTGCCTTCTCGCCAGGATTGTCTCGCCCCTTCATGCGATCGGTATACACCTTCATTTCCTGAGTCCGTGCAGTCTGCAGGAACACCTGGCGCCCCCTTGCCGTCAAGAGATCAGGTTCACCCGCCTGACGATAACATTCAATGGCCCGATCGTGACCACCTTCGCGCAGTGAAAACATACCGATAGGAGGCATGAAATCATTGCCGAAACAGAGGACGCAGAGTGCAACATACTGGTGGGGATTCATGGGGAGTTTACGAGCAAGATCCGAAATGTTCAGAGTAGAATATCCCTCGGCCTTCGACTGAAAATTCTGGTTCTCGCGGAGAAGAGAGAGCGAACACAACTGTTCCTGGGCAAGTGAGAGCAGAATCAGGTCAGCGTCCAAACCGTAGATGACTGTGTTGGTTCGTTCGGTGGGAGGTAGAGTTTTCAACCACTCAAACAGTTTGTGTTCGCCCTCCCCCGGAAGGTCGGTGGACGAAACAATCGCCTGAGGAAACCGTGCACGAACCGCCAAATCCAGCTCTTTCATATACGGCGTCCCCGGCGAAATCTGGTTGCGATCAAAGACGGGGTTATTCCCCTCAGGGATACGGAAGCGGCGATAGCGCTGCTGCACGATCTTGGCGTACGGAACCAGACCGTCCATAGCAATATACAAGTGAGTCCGAGGACTACAAGTGTCCGCAAGGAGAGTATCCAGAGCTTCTAGAATACTCTCAATCGGTCGGGCATCATCCATATACGTGTGAATAAACGCGTTAAAATCCAACAATAGAACATTTGGCTCAAGACGCGAGCGTACCTTCGTGACGATTGTTTTGTGCGCTTTAACAAGACTTACGAAATAGAACGGAATGCCCATCTTATATGTAAGAGACTGTTATCGTTAAAACGGCAATTAACTTATCTAATATCTAGTTATACATCAATGAGTTATGGTTCAATTTATAAAGTTACGAACACTGTAAACTCTAAAATCTATATTGGACAAACGAGGCAAAAACCTGCTAGCAAACGATGGTACAGTCACAAATGGGATGCTCTGCATGGGAAAACCAAAACTGCATTTGCGAATGCCCTCGTGTTGCATGGATGTGAAAATTTTACATTTGAAGTTATTTGTACGTGTTCAAATCTAGAGGAGCTGAATAAAAAGGAACAGGAATATATATTGCTATTTAGTTCACTAGCACCATCTGGATATAATTTGATGAAAGGTGGTGATAATTTTGAGAAATCCAATGAAACAAGGGAAAAATTAAGCATTTCATTAAAGGGAAGAATTATTAATGAAGAGTGGCGTAAAAATATTTCCGATGGACATCGTGGTCTTAAAAAGTCAGAAGAAACCAAAAAGAAAATACGCGATGCTCATTTGGGAATGTCTATGAGCGAAGAAACAAAAGAAAAATTAAGACAGGCTCATACTGGTAAGAAGGCTTCTGCAGAGACTATTCAAAAAATGTCCGAGAAGCGGAAAGGTGTTCCGTGGTCTGAGAAGCGTAGGAATGCTACGATAGGGAGAAAGCATAGCGAAGAAACAAAACAAAAATTAAGTATGAAAATGAAAGGACATGTCGTAACAGAGGAAACACGAAATAAGATACGAAATGCTAAACTTAATCGTGTATAATTTGTCTTGGCTGAAAGTAAAGTAGACCTAATGTCCAAACAGACGGGCGGAGGAATTTTGGAGACTCTACAAGTAAACTGGATCTATGTGCTCACAGCTCTTGTTGGGGTTGTCGTACTGTATTGGGTCCTGTCTCGCAGCTCTTTTACGCCGAAGGTGAAGGAGGGGATGGGCGGATGCTCAAAGTGTCCGAAGTCCCAGGGAAGTTCGTAAAAACGGGTTATGGTTTCCCTACTGAACGAGGGAGCAACTTAACTACAAATGACGCGTGTCGCAGGTGTTCTCCAACTCACCAGCAAGACGCGGTATGGACTAACATCTCGCAATATCCCCATGTATCTCTTCAGTCCCCTAAACAGGGTGTTTCCGCAAATGATCGTGGCGTCCACCCACAAAGATATCAAAAAGAACATTCTCGCCGTTGCTGAAAAGATCAATGACGACCCCCTTCCCCGGGGACAAATCGTTGAGGTCATTGGAACCTGCGGCGATCCTCTGGCCGAGCGTAAGGCAATTCACCTTGCATATTCTCCTAATTACTGGACCAAGATCGGCGAAACAGTAGAACCAGCCTTTAACCGTCCCGTTCTGGACGTTCCTACCATCAACATTGACCCGCCCGGGTGTCTGGATATTGACGACTGTATTTCTATCTGGGTAAACCACGAAGGTATTACTAAAGTAGCCATCACGATTGCGGATGTCGCCGAGTGGGTCAGGTCCAATCCATGGATGTCCTACGCCCAGAATATTGGTCAGTCTCTGTATGACGGAGGCGTACAGGTACGAAGCATGTTCCCGAAAACGCTGGAGGGCAAAATGTCTCTTCTGCCTGGCGAAAGGAGGTTGGGTTACACTCTGATCTTCGACTGGGTAGGCGAAGTTCGGAATGTCCATTTCAAGGAGGTGGTAATTATCAACAAGGCGTCGTACACGTACGAAAACTGCCGCTTGGCTACGGAGATTCCGATGGAGACACTCCGTGAAATCTGTGAACATCTGGCGGGAAGGAAGCCGATCATCGACCCGCACGACTGGGTAGCGGAACTGATGATCTTCTACAACAAGCAGATGGCCAATTCTCTGACCGTTATCGGCAAAGGTCTGCTGCGCCACCACTCTGCTCCCGATGCTGAGAAGTTGGAGAAGTATGATCTTCTTGGTCTGAATGCTCGAATGTTCGCCTATGCGTCTGCTACTTACGAAGACGTAGGCGATGATGTTCAGCACTGGGGGTTCCAGACCCGATACTGCCACGGTTCATCCCCGATTCGGCGGTGGGCGGATGTGGTGAACCAGATGGTGATGAAAGGCATGGAGGCTCCTAACGCCAAAGAGGATTGTAATCGTCTCCAAACTTTTGCGAAAAAACATGCGCGAGATCTGGCGTTCCTAGATATTATCCAGCGAATTCCAGGAGATATCAAGGGTATAGTCATATCGCCTACCCGTATCTGGATCCCCGACTGGAATCGCCTAATTACCAGCGACAACACCTTTCCAGAAGGGACTCCGGTCAAAGTGACGTACTTCCTAGATATGCAACGCCCTACATGGAAGCAGCGCCTGGTGTTTCACGTCAAAACGGATTTGGAGAGTGACCGAGTATAGAGTGAGTAGACGACTATAGTATAGAAGATGACGCACTCCGAGATCATGAAGATTCATTTCAATGTTGGCGACTACCCGTACGACTATCAACTGGAGATCTGGAAGAACGGGGATACAGGTAAGTTCTATGTTCGCGAATGTGACGAAAAAAATCCCCGATACTTCGATCAGTTTATGACGATTGGTCAAACTCTTCGGTGGATACATACCGGAAAGGCGGATACAAACTATATGTGGCAGGATATTGACTTCTTCAGTGGTGCCGAGTTCCAGAAAAGGATTATTCTAGATATGCGATGGGCGGAAGTGGACGATTCGGGGGCCTTGCTTCCCCTAGAGTTGAGCATCACGTTTCCTCAGAAGAAAATAGTGGAGTAAAGGAGTATGTCTTTCCACTATGGAAATCTACTTAATTTTTACCGCCCCGATCCCAGTAACCGTTTGGTTACTGTTGGACTGGTCACGTACCTGGTAGGTGAGTCATCGGAAGCTGTGTGTATTTCGTGCTTTACCGAAACAGGATCGCTGTTTATGAACGGGAAGTTTGCTCCTTCCAATCAACCCATCGGAGAAACACTAGGATGGTTTATTGGTACACAGATTGTTGAGATGGATATTGAAGATCTCTTTTTTCAGAACGGAAAGAAACCCGAACGCCCTGCTCATCATTGGGAAAGAGGGGCATTCTATATGGGCCGCTGGAAACAGTATGCGAAAACTGATATTCGCGTACGCGCAACAATTCGTGTAACCGATCACGATCAAAACGAATCCGTTCACATTGATATTCCAGACCAGACAACTCTGCCTTCTTACAATGAATCAACCACATCTCCGCCACCCTCCTCCCGAAGCTCCCGATGATCCCAACTTCTATTCAGACAATGATTTCAAGGTCGGTGAATTTGACGACGAACATGATGGCGATGTGATCTACGTTCGGTGGTCTGTATATCACCGCCGAGCGTACATGTATTCTTACCTCGATCAGCCTACTCAGTGGGTGGGTCCAGATTGGACAATTCGCCAGACCGTAGGAATTGGTCTGGGGATGTCCCTCGACTACATACCAACAATTATTGAGGGAGGAATACTCTACATCCACCGCGAGATGCCGGACGAGAACGGGCTGCCGACCCACCAGAATATTGAAAATTATGACGAGATCGAGGATATTCTGGATCGTCGGTGGGAGGACTATATCCCCAACCGCATCGTCGTATCTTTCTCGGCGGAATAAGTAAGGAGGGATGGACAGTCGAAAGAAGCTTCGCGACTTGACTCGCAAAGCAGTTCTTCTTGATCGTCTAGACAAACTCATGAAAAGGCGCCGAGCAAAGGAACATGAAAAGGAGAAAAAACCGGTAGTTACTGATCGAGAAGAGACTGAATTTTTGCATAAGGCGATTGCGACCGCAAACAAACGGGCGGCGACACAAACTCGGAAAGCTGGTCGGCGGACGAGGCGTAAACTTCAGAGACGTAGGTAGAGGGAATCTGGGACCACTAGACCCCGCACTAGATCCGGTCGGATCTCGCGCAGAGTTTCCAGAACCTCTAGATTTTTGGTGATCGTTGCTAGGGTAATCCACTCGTCCACGATATTGGCCGTCTTGAGAATGGCTTTCATGAAATTACCCTCGTACACTTCGTACTCGGAACACAGAACAGCCATCTCATCGCCGTGCATCCAGCGGTAGACAATCTCGGGCCAGTAATTGTGTACTGTCCAGTACTCGGGCTGACTCTTGGGGTTCTCGCGAGCACACAGATCCTGAGCAATCACGTGCACTGCCAAGAGAGCACTTTTAAGCGTATCGGGGACCCGCAGACACCATGTGGTGATGGGTTCCTCCGTCTTCTCGCCTTCCACGAAACACGAAAGCAGAGCTACCAGGTCTTCGCGCGGCAGAGCGAATCCTCGCTTGAACATCGCCGACATCACGAGAGGATGACCCTCATTGATTTCCGAAGCGAGAACCCCCATCTCCGTCAGTGTCTCCCCCTCAGCATACCCGAGCGATTGGAGATTCGCGAGGAACGGGACCTGAATAGTCTTGAATGCCTCGATCTTTTCCTGGAGGAGCGTAATTGCCGCCCGATTCTTCTTGAACTCCTTGAACTCCTGCCACCCCTTCT